ATCAAATTCAGTAATATCTCCAACTTTATATCCTGTACCACCATTCAAAATGGTAAATGAATCAACTCCACCTTTTGTAACAGATTCAATTTTTGATATTTGTCTTATCTTCTCATAAGATTCAATGACAAAATCATTACCAGAAAACTTCTCATCAACATTATATGGGAAAGTATTTCTTCTTAATCTTGAATTGTTAAAATCAAATTCTTGATTTAATATTTGATTTTCAGCAATAAGTGGTGAACGATAAGTGTTTCCAATAAAATATGGATATAAACCCTCTAATTTATTTGTATTAGTTCCTAATCCTACTGTTGTAAAATACGCATAAACTCCATTAGGAAATTCTGGTGTTTTTCCAAATCTTCCATTATGAATATCTAAATCTCCAGTTCCATTATAGTAATAATCCTCAACAAAAAATCCTGCTGAATAACCAGCTGGACGATTTTTTACATTACTAATATTAGTAATATATGAAGGTGTTATAATTTTTAAATCTGAGTTTATATTATCTGGATCAGAATAACCGAATGGTCCATATATTGGATTACCATCATATGCCCATCCAACAATCGGAGAATGACCTGTTATTTGATTGAACTCACCACTTCCAGTAACTGTAAATGTATTTTCAAAATTGTTTGCAATATCTTGAGAGTATCCTAAAATACTGAATCTTAAACTATCTTCTTTAGTTGATAAGAATGAGTCTCCAAATCTATGAGTATTGTTTAGTGTTAAACTTCTAACTCTAGCAACATAAGCACCATTTGAACCTCTGGAGAAAGATCTAACTTCTGTAGTATTGCTATCATATCCAATACCTGTATTAGTTACAATTGCATCTATTACTTGACCATTTTCAACAACAGGACGTATAACAGCACCAGCACCTGCACCAGTTGAAATAACTCTAATCTCTGGACTTGAATTATACTCTCTTCCTCTATTAACAACTGCTACATCAGTAATTTTACCATTAACAATTATTGGTTTAAATTCAGCGAATCTACCATTTTCAATTTTAACTTTAGGTACTACTTCTTTATCAAGAATAGTAGATCCATAATTTGTTCCAGATTCGTAAAGATATCCACCAATTAATTCACCCGTTACAACTGGTGTAATTGTAATATCACCTGTAATTGTTGAACCAAAAGATACATCAACATTAACTTTTATTTGAGGATAATTAAATATTTGGAAACCTTCACCAGATGACGTAAAATCAACAAATTTACCACGATTATAATCTACATTTGAAGTTCCACCTACACCAGCGTTAGCTAATTTAAATGAATCATTATTTAACTTCTTAATGATATATGAATTAGATGTGCTTAATCCTTGAACTGGTGTAGTCTCTGCAGAATATTCAACTATTTCTCCACTCTCAAATCCATGATTATCAAAAAATATTGTATTGAATGATGAAGATATTCCTGCTGGTTTAACTCTTAATTTACGATGTGTATATCCAGATCCTTCTTCTAATACTTTTACTGCTACTAAAGTATTCTTACTTTCTGTTCTAAATTTATGAATACCACTTGCAGCTGTATCAGTTGATAGACCAACAGTGTTAATACCCGCTGTGCCAAACAATGCATCTACTCTACTATTAAAAATTCTAACAGTTGTTGGGTTAACAGACCTAACAAAGTATGGAGCACCATCAGATAAAGTAGCATCAATCTGATTAAGTAAATCATATGCTGTTCCTATACCAATAGGTGAGTTACCATTTGACCCATAGTAAACAAGTTCTCCATCATCTAAATTATGTTCTGTTTTAAATGTAATAGTTTCATTGACAATATCAACACCACCATTAAAGAAAATATCTCTACTATCAAATTCTAATTCTCTATTTCTTGTTCCTAATATTGGTTGTAACACACATCCACTTCCGTTACCACCAGTTAGAGAGATGCTAGTAATTGTATCAATATCAAACTCTTGAGGATCAACGAATACTTCTTTTACTGTTCCTTGAATTATTGGTTCTACAGCAGCACCAACTCCTGTGCTTGTTTCAATACCAACAATGGGTGGATTCACAACATCATACCCACTTCCACCATTTAAAAGATCAACAGATTCTAAAGGTCCATAATAAATTTGATTATCAGAAATTGGTGATCGAATTTGAACTCCATTTATTAAAATACCGATATCATTCGTAGGTATGTCTTGATTTGAACTAACAAATAAGTTTTGAGATAATGGAATCTTTCTTAATACATTATCTGGTTCTAATGCTCTACTTTTATGTTTCTCTAATACAAATCTATGAACATCAGTCGTTGATGTTGTAGGTCCAACTTGAACAGTGCTCGCAGATCCAATTTGAGCAGTAGAGTTAAATATCCTTATTTTTGTAATATCTTGACTTGGATCATCTGGTATTACAGGATCAACAAAATATGTTCTACCAGTGTCTAATCCAATTAATCCAGCACCCTCTGGTTGATAAGTTACTGCATCACCTTGAATAAATTTTATATTTCTACTAATATTAAAATTGATAAAACTATATCTATCATTTAATGGATTGAATCCATCAAGACCTGATGCTGTGCTTCCTATAAGAGTTTCTTCAATAATATTAGTTGTGATATCATAACTTGGTAATGAGTTAGATGCAACGTATCCATCTTGGTTTCCATCAGTATACACACTTAAAGTGTCAGCAATAATTGCATCATTTCCTTGAGCGATACTTACACCTGAACTCGTTGCTTTTTCAACTTTTCTCCGAATATCATATAATTGATTTGCATCTTGTGTAAATCCAGCAATATTAGATACTGTAATTTGTTTTAGTCCAACGTTAATACTTGCAACCGTACCACTACCAACAACAACTTGTTCATTTCTTTTTAGAATATCAAATCTATCACCAACTTTAAGAGATGATTTATCAATCGGAGTTTTTAGTGTAAAAGTTGAACTACCAACTGGAATATCAACTTGAAATCTTGAACTTGTATTGTAAATCCATGAATTTGCAAATATTTGTTTATAATTTTTACCATCATTTTCTATTTTTTCACCAATATTTTTAACAAAGAAATTTTCACCTTCATTAATTAAACTTATATCAGTAATCGGAACTAACTCAGATAATACACCAGTAATTCTTAAATCAACTCTCTTTGTTAAATCGCCATTTTCAAATCCAAAAATAGTTTCATTATCTCTTACATTATGTGCAGTGCCGATTGCAACATTTATACCAGTGCATCCAAAGAACTGATTAATAGATTTTGATGTATAATTTATGTTTGAATTTGCACCACTTACAATTGTTCCAGTTGTGCCAAATCCAACAGTTGAATCTACATTAATTATTGTAGCACCTACAGGTGATTCATCTAAAACTTTTGTATTACCTGGAACTGTAAATACACCTTCAATTAGGTCACGATCACTAAATCCAACAAATAATGCAAATTTATAATAATTTTTTCCATCTCTTTTGATTATTTCAACTTCTGATACTGATGCGTTTGTTGAGGTGTCAGTTGACTTAAATATCGTTTGACCTGTTAAGTTCTGTGGCTCTCCATTTGGTGTGATTAAATCTGCTACTACTACTTCTCTTCTTATAAATTCAGCATCAGATGGTTTTATTAGATTTCCTTCTAAATCAAGAATTCTCGCTTCAACTCCATATAATACTTTGAATAAGATTTTTATGGATTCTTCAATTCCTTTTGATTGATAAAAAGAACGTGCAAATTTGATAAAGTTACCAATATCTAAATCTGATGAAAAATCGTTATTTTCTAAACCTGGTAAAAATGTTTTTTTTAATTTTTTAAAAAATTCTTGTATGAATAAAACGGATAAATTTTTTATTTCAGTTCCAGAGGTATGTTCAGATGCTATGGTATCATCAAATACTACATGTTCACGATTAATTTCTAATAAAGATGATGAGATTCCAACATTAAACCCTGATACACCACTAAATCCACGTATGCAACCTGTAAATGAAGTAGAAGTTATACCAGTGTAAGATATTATTTCATTATCAATTTTAATAAGTCCATATTCATCAGGAAAACCTTTAGTTGATGGTACATTAATAGTTGTATCAGTCGAAGATATATCGGATGTAATTGAAGTAACTCCAACTACAACTTCAGATGTTAAATTTTCAATCTTAATATACTGATCAAAATTATTAATTATATCAACAGCACCGCCTTGAAATTCTTGAGAAATATAATATTGCTTCAAAAAATCAGCAGCTTTTGAAAAATCAGTTAAAACAAATTCAGGTAACTGATTCTCAATAATCGTGCTAACTTTTATTCTTTTGTCATACTGCGACATAAATTATTTCCTCTCTAAATCACCATTAGAGTAACTTGATGTATAGTAATCTCTTGTGAATACAACCCCTGAAACATCTTCTCCTGAAGCAATTACGTCTTTAAGAGTATTTATTGTGCTTTTGGATACGTCAAAATTAAGATATAGATCTTTCAATCCAATTACATCATTTGATTCTGGAAACGCTTGAACTTCAATTATATTATTTTCACTCACAGTTGATGTTATGTTTATTGTGTTTAGTATCACTTCTCCCTTCTTATAATCAACTATACCAGCATCTTTTACTAACACAACTTGTTGATTTTTATTATTTTTAGAAACAACACTTAATGTCCCTTTTAAACTACCATCAAGATTACCAACAATATTTTTATTTGGAATATCTGTAAGATAAGCTATATTCGTAAATCCACTAATTGTAAATCCTGTGCTTTTTATGTTGAATCCTGCTGGATTTATAAAAAAACGATTTCCAAAACAAAGTTCATATTGAGCAAATTGATTAAGAAGTGCTTTCATGTCCCTTCTGACAATTACTTTTGTAATGTTAGATGTAATTCCATTATCAACACGATCAATAAGTGTGCTAACCTTACTATATTTGAATCTACCACCGAACTTGTTAAGTTCAACGTTACTAGCATAATCATTCAATGAACTTATAATATTGGTTCTTAAGGATGTCGCAGAATCAACTTGAGCAGGGTTATAGTAAATATTAGATTCAATTTCTACATATAGTATTTTTAAATCAACTATTTCAGAATTTATACCAGCGATAGCGTAACTCTTTAATTTGTTTTTAATTTGAGATTTGTCAAAATCAGATACAAATGTACCATTCTTTGGTTTTATACTGATTTGAACTTTACCAAATTGAGGTGGGTCTAATTCTTCACCACCTACAACTGCAACAGATTCTGTTTGGGGAAAAATTGTACCTATTATTGCCTCATAATCTCTTGGTGTAACTGCTCTATATTGTGCTGAATAAAGTCTTGGAGCGAAATACTTAATAGAAGACACATCTTCAACTTCAGCACCGTTAGAA